GTGACCAGCATTCCGGCCAGCGCCTTGGCGTCGCCCTTGTCCGGCGAGGCATCCATGCCGGTCAGCCAGTTGATGACGCCATCGACGCGCGCGGGCGCTGATGGCCCGAGCTTGGCGATTTCGGCATTGCGGGCGGTGGTGATCGATGCCTGGGTGCCGACCTCGTTGCCGGCATAGACGCCGAGCAATTCGTTGACGGCATCCTGGGTCAGACCGTGTTTGTGCGCGACCGCCTTGAGCTGGCCGAGCGCGGGATTGGCAGTGTCGAGCTTGAATTCGACGCCGGCGGGCGCCTTGAAATCGGCGGGCAGTTCGAGCTTGTAGGCGTCGGCGTCCTTCGGCAGCGTGCCGCGGCGGACGTCATCGGCGGCCTTGAAGGTTTTGAGTTCGTCGCGCTCTTTCAAATCCTTGGCGAGGGCGGCGGGATCGACCTTGAGCGCGTTGGTGGTGGCGTCCCAATAGGAATCGGGAATGCCTTCGGGCCTAGCCGGCGGGCTCGTCGTTCCATCCGGGGACGATGGTGCGGTCGTTGACGCGACGGTTGGAGCCGGTGCCGGCGACGCGGACGGGCTTGGGGCTGGGGACGACAAGGGGCTGCTCACGGCCGTCGGGGCCGCTGGTGCTACCTGGGTGACCTGTTCGTCCGCCACTTTCGAAAACTCCCTTGGCCATCAGGCCGATAAGTTGTGACGCGAACCTGCGTTCTCCCTCATCGGCTCGCAACGCACTGTCCGTTGGCGCGACGGAAATCGTCATCACGCGACGCTGCAAAAGCACGTAAAGCGCAGCGCCGTCGGGCGTGCGCGCGATGCGGTCGATGGCTTCATGACAGGCTTGCGGCGTGGGATGGATGTCGTCGCTCATATGGCTGCGGGCCCCGGGGTTGCCTCGCCGGCATCGGCGACATGGCGGGCGCCGGCGAGTTGCGCCATTTGCGCCGTCGCCTTCGCGACCTGATCGAGCGGCCGCAGCACCAGCAGTTCGCCGACACCGGCCTCGTCGATCCATTCTTCCATCGAGGCGCGACCGTCGACGTTCATCTTGAATTCTTCCGGGAAGATGCCGCCCAGCGTCGCCGCGGTGTTGGCGGCCTCGGCCAGCGCCTGCAGTTTGGCGGCAGCCTGGGTCGGGTTGAGCGGCTGCGTCGATACCGCGCGGCCATCGACCTCAGCCTTCTGGATCGCACCGGACTTCTCCAGCAGGTATTTGTAGCGGATGAAAATCTGCGCGAGATCGCGCCAGAACGGCATGCCCGGCGTGCCGATGCGGCGCTGTGCGCGGGCGGCCTCGTCCATCCACTGCGCCCGGGTCGGCGGCGTATCGCCGGTCTGTTCGGGAAGGTCGACATAGAACAGCTTGCGCAGCTTCTTCAGCTTCTGCTCGTAGGCGTAATTGGCCGGATTGGCCGGCGGCGCCTGATAGATATTCTTGATCGCCTCCTGGTGGCCGGGCTCGATCGGATAGGCCATGCCGGATTCGAAGCCCTGCTCGACGCTGGAAAAACTCACACTCGGAAATGTCACCGGAGGCCGCAACGACAGTTCCATGTTCTCGCCGAGCATCAGTTCGCTCTCGTCGATCTGGCGCAGGCTCGGCAGGCCCTGGATCAGCGGGCCGAGGGCAAACGGCGAATCCGGTGAGGGGTTGAATCGACCGATCCACAACGGAAGGCACCCCTCGCCCCTGAGCTCGACATGGTGCACGAGGTTGCTGCCGGTCTTGCCGACCATGACGACGTGCTGCCAGACCTCGTCGCTCTTGTCGGCCCAGATGCGCCAGAAGCCCCACACCACCTGGGTGCGTTCCTTCGCCTTCTCGGTGATTTCCTTCTGCAGGTCTTTGCTGATCTTGGCCCAGATTTCCTCGCCGACCAGCTCGCGGACATGCACGTTGCGGGTCGAGCGCACCGCAAAGCGGTCGTCGATGTCGCCGTAGGGGCCGAGGTTGACCTCGATCTCGCGCAGCGGCACCGCGGAATTGATGATCGGCCATGCAGGATGCGGACGTTCGATCCAGAGCCCCACGGTGCCGATGGCGAGATCGGGATAGAATGCCTTCGGCACTTCGGAATAAAGGTTCGAGGCCTTCATTGCGTCGAAAATGGCCGCGTCGTCCTTGCCGATCTGCTCCTTGATCTGCTTCCATATTGGGCCGCTGGCACCGCCCGGCAGGTCCATCCCGGGCCCGCGCTTGCACCACGGCTTGTCCGGCGACATGAATCCGTTGACGACTTCGGTGACGAAATCGCCGCAAAGAATGAACGCCTCGTCGGTATTGAGGTCGCCGGCGTCCTGGATGCGGTTGATCGTCATCGATGAGGTGGTCGAGAGCGAGCGCTGGCGGTGCGGGGAGGCGAAGAAATAGCACTCGCGAAAATCCATCTCCCACTGCGCTTTCCATGCGCGGCATGCGGCGAGACGGTCTTTTGCCTGCTGTTCGAGCTCGATGCTTGCCGACGGGGCCGGCGCTTTGGCTGGGGCTTTGGCCATCAGGCGGCCTTGGTGCCGAGCGCCGGGACCGCGCCGGTGGCGAGCGGGGAAGTGCCTGCAGCTGACAGCGCCAGCCGCGTGCCGTAGATGCTCATCAGCTGAGCGGTGTCCATCTGCGCGGTGGTCTGGAGGCCCTTGACGAGGGTGTCCTGCGCCTGCTGCTGTTCGGCAGCAAGGTTCGGATCAACCGCCAACTGGGGCTGTTTGGGTTCTCCCATCGTCGCGCACAACTCCACCGCTGGCGATCAGCTTGCGATAGAGGGCGTCGGGACGGAGGCACGCGCAACGCACTCCGAGCAGGTGCGATACCGCCGTGGTGCAGAACAGGCCGAGCCGCATCCACGGCAGGCCGTCGTCGCGGACGTCGAGCGTCACCGCGGCATTGCCCTTGACGATGGCGGCGATGGTGGCCTGCGCGGTCGGGCCGTCTTCCAGCACGCGCAACCGGGTGCGGCGGAATCCGACGTCATAGACCCACCACTGCGACAGTTCCGGAACCCATGCCAGCGCCGAGACGTGCTTGAAGTGGCCGAGCGCGATCGCCGAGAAAAACCGGTTCTCGGCCTCGCGGTGAAACACGATGGTCCAGCGCCGGGCCTCGATGCCGAACGGGGAGACTTCGCGCAGGAACGGCATTACGCAGCCTTAAGCATTGGGTGACTGAAGCCGTGATGTTGACCGGCGCCAGTATCATCGAGCCATTCACAAATAACGACGTCGCCCTCGATGTCGACTACCAGCATTCGAGGACCACCGCTTTTGAGTCTCACCGCGTCTCCGAATTTCCAGCGCATCAGGACACCCTCCGCATCGACTTGTGTTTCTTCCATGTCTGGACCGGCTTGAGATCGCCGTACGATCCCATCGTCACCGCCATGCCCTCGCCGCCGCCGAGCAGCATGTTCTCGCCGGCTTCGCAGACGTGGCTATACTGGTTTTTCTCCGGCAGGTCGGAATAGCGCTCGCCGGTCACGCGGATGCGGCGCAGGTAATAGCCGCCCGACATTCCCGTGATGTAGGTGACGCACCGCGGAGAGACCAGCAGCGCGCTGGGTCGCTCGCCGCCCGACGAGCGCCGCATCAGTACCGCGTTGACTGCCTCGTGCCGCACCGTCAACTGGTTCTGCGGATTTGGCGCCGGCTGCACGATCATGCCGTGCTCGCGGAACACCATGAACGGGGTCTGGTCGTTGGCCTCGCCGCGCTTGCCGCCGGCGGGGTCGCCCCAGAAAATGAACGAATAGCCGGGATAATGCTGGGCAAGGTAGGCCTTCAGCGCCGGCGCATATTCGGTCGCGCTCTCATCCTTGGCGATGAATTCACGCTGGACGAACCAATCGCCGCGCAGCGCCTGCCCGATCGTCGCCGCCGGCTGCCTGCCGAAGTCGAGCCCGACCGTGACCGGGACGCCCGGGATCGGCTCAAGCTCGCGATCGCTGACATGCACGTCCCGGCGGAACTGGGGATAGACCGGCTGGCCGTCGGTGACCACGCTCGATCGGTTCATCACATAGGCGTCGATCCACGCCTTGGGCTGGGCGCCGATCTTGAGCATGTAGAAGTTCTTTGGCCCCAGCGGATCGACGCCCTCGGGGTGCAGGTACTTCAAATTCTCCGCTTCCGGGTTCGGCCGGTAGCCGAGCAGCAGGCCCTTGTTGTCGAAATCCTCGATCAGCCCGGCCGGCTGGGTGAAGAACCGCCAGTTGTCCGGCTTCTTCAGCGCCTGCTTTTCGCTCTCGCTCATCCCCTCCGGCATCGGGGTATCGCCCCGCATGATCGGGATCCAGTGATCCGCCGGCGGCGCGTTGGTGTCGACGATCAGTCCGCCCCAGGCGCAGCCGCCGTCCTTGTTGGCCGGATACCGCGGCGGCGAGACGCGCGACAGGCCATGGCGGATGACGGCCAATTGCGCGTGCTGGCCCTCATTGAACCACAGCAGCGACGGCTCCAGCGAATCGAAATAGGATTTGGCGTCGCGGATGTCCTCCAGCGCCATGAAGGTGACGTCGAGTTCCAGCGGGCCGACGCGGACCTCGTGCCGATAGGGCCGGGTCTCGTAGAAAATCCCGAACTCGCCCGCCTTCGTCCCCGGCTTGAACCAGTCGAGCCACGTCTGCAAAACCGTCGCCTCGATCTTGGCATAGGTCTCGCGGAAGATGTGCGCCCGGAACCGCTGCCGCCCGTCCCGCTGCAACGGCTGCGCCAGCGCCTGCTGGAAAATATGGATGCAACAGGCCGACGAGGTGCCGGAACCCTGCGGCCCCTGGATGATCTTCACCGCCGATTCGCGATCCCGCATGAATTCGCGCAGGACTTTGCCGTCTGGGCGAAATATCGGGAAATTTGTGACTGGATCATATTCAATCACAGCAATCGCCCTATGCGTTTTGCGTAGTCGATTGGGTCGGCGGCGTGCTTTGCCAGATTGCAGGGAGCACAAAGAAGCTGGATATTGCTGCGACGGTTCGATCCGCCCTTGGAAATCGGGATGATGTGGTCCTCATGCCGCACGCGGCCGCGCAAACTGACCTTGCAGTAAGCGCAGCGATTGCGCTGGGCCTTGGCAATCTCCTCGACATCAGCGGCTGTATGGGTTCCGTCCGCGCCCCTTAACCTTGCCTTGCGGCGGCGAGACGCTGACCGAGCCCTTTCCGGATTTTCGGCGTGACGCTCCAGATCGTAGGCACGCAGCCTCTCCAAATTGTCTTTGCGATATTGCCGCCGCGCTTGCTTTCCAGCCTCCCAATTGGATGCATAGTAAGCAGCCGCGGCGGCCCGCACCCGATCGCCGTTGGCCCGGTAGTAGGCCGCATCGCTGGCTCGCTTCTTTTCTGGATCGGTGAACGGCATGGCGGCTACCGCGGCCGCAGGTTGATCATCTCGGTGGTCTTGCCAGCCGCGTTCTCGATGATCGCGCTCTCGAAGCGCGGCGGAAAACCTTCCGCGCGCGGATCGCCGCAGATGTCGACCCGGCTGTCATTCTCACTGAATTTCTGATGAAGGGTAATTTCGGCTGACCCATCGTCACCGCGAAGGATCGTAAAACTCTCTGCCGACTTGATCACTTGGCGGTATCCGTCGGGATGACCTAGGCCGGGGCTGTAAAGCTTGATCGTGAACATCTGCTTCTCCTGCTGCTGTAGGAGGCAGGAGGATCAGGCTGAAGCGCAGGCCTCGCAACGCACTGCGGTTTGGGGATCGTATTCGATCATTCCACCACCGGAACGACCTTGAAGCCCTGATCCCACATCCACGCGAGGAAATGGTCGGCATCAGGTAGGCTATCGAGCCCTTCGAAACTTTCGTCTTTTTCGAGGATGGAGCGCGCCATCACGCGAGCAGGGTTCACGCGCTCCAAATAATCCCGCACCGCATCCAGCGCCCCATTGCCGGGGTTGCCGACCGGATGGCGCCGCGGAAGGTCGATGATCTCGGCGGTCACTTGATCGGCTCAAGGCGGATGGTCTCCGACTTCACCGTGACGACCGCCATCACCTCCCTGCAGTCTTTCGGAACATCGGGGCCGTCCAGTTCAATAAAAATGTGCTCGCCCGCATACCGAACACCGACGATCTCCGCGTTCAATCCTGCGAACAACCGCGCCCGCAGCAACTCGTTGGACACTCGAACCTCAGCCATTCATTTTCTCCACGAGGTTTCACGAGTACAAAAAATTCAGACGCGCGATGGTCAGGGGCGATGCCGGCGGAACCCACCGGCCCAAATCCTCGCAAACCAAAAAATCCGGTGGAATTTCAGCCGTGGAAAAATGGTGGACCGCGAGGTGCGAAGGCCAGCGGCGTGCCAGCTCGGCCGATTTTGCCCGGCCCCCTCCGCTCACGAGCCTGCCAGGATCGAGGGCCACCCCCACCCTCCGATCATCATCCAGTCGCGATGCGCGCTCATGTGGCAACACCGTGCGGTTCCTGATGTAGGAACATGGCGCTGCCAGTAATGTGTTGATATCGCTCATTTATTCGCATCGTGTTCAATGACGTGTGTCAATCGTGCGTCAGTTACCAGTTTCGGCTGATCCGTCAGGTCGATGACGTATCCGGCCTTTATGTCAATGTTCACAGATACTTGCGCGTCGGCAGTGGGTTTGATGCCCGCGATGGC